CTCAATTATAGTATATTTGTTTCTTTCTTTCTCTTTTCCGTCTATTTCAGACCTTAAACTTCCCTCTGTATCTTTGAGCTCTTTGTATTTTTTAGTGTATTTATGATTGAGCAGCTCTTTAAGTAAAGCTAGTGGATTTTCTCCTAATCCAGACACAATGGCTGCATAAAGTGGTGCTCTTTCAGTTCTCCAGTCGTAAGATGATTTCTTTAGTGCTTTATCAAGTTCTCCAGTTTCTATATTACCACTTATATCTTCTACATTTGTTCCTGTTAAGTCACACCATATACATATTAGTAAAGTTACTTCCAATTCTACCTCATAATTCTTTTTATTGATTGATGAAGCATAAAAACTTCCTAATTGATATACTGGGCTCAAGCACGGTCGATTGAAAATACTATTTCTTGATTTCTTATCCACAGTATATATTTCACCTGTCATGTTTGTGCTATAAACTTTAGGAGTTAACTCCTCCCATGGTAGTAGATTTAACCCTCTTCCTCTTAGATCTCCCGGCTGGAACAGATCATTTGTTTTTTTATTGACTGTAAATGTTTTTGTCTCAGACCCATCAAATGTTATTGAGCTACCATCGACTATTCCTACTCTATTATAAGAAGTTGTAAAGATCGAAACCATTGTTATTCTCCACGTATTATTAGCATTTCCATGGTATGTGTTGTTGCCATATTGGATGTTGTACCTATTTAGTCTATTTTCAGATATTCTTTCTGTTATGTCTTTAGTGATTATATCGAATGCTTCATTAACAGTAGGTATACTTCTAAATATTCCACTTATGGTATTACTTATATCTTCAGTACTATCGTAAATATTATAGTACAGCAATGAGTACATAATCTTTTTTAGTTCGGAGACCGCGTCTTTCATAATCTTTAAACTATATGCTGTATTCAAACTATTTTCTATATCCAATTTTATCAAAATTTCTTTTCTAAGTTCATTTATTCTCCCTATAATTTTAGATTCTTTCTTATTCAGCAAGTTAACTCTTTTCTCTTTTGCACTTTCTAACTTATTACCTGTGGTTCTTAATGCTCCCAGAATATCTCCATTATATTTTACTAGTCTTAACCATATATAAATATTACTCATAATACTATCCGGAGTCATTTCTGCATCTTTTTTGATTATTTTGATTGACATATCTGGGTAGGCTGTTGCAAAGTACTTGTTGCTTTCTCTCTTGTGAAACTTAATTTTTGCGTTATAAGTTTTGCTAATAATAGTCATAACTTTTATTCTGTTTATGAATCCTTCCTTTTCTTTGCTTTTACCAATTTTTAACCCTATTTTGTAGTCCTTTAAACTATCATTGATAATCATTTTTACAAGTTCGCATTGTGCTGTTTTCCTATTAGCACGAGTTACTATTGAGGTTCTTTTCATAGCTTCAGACAAACTCATCGTAGGATCTGGATACCCTAACATATATTCGCTTATAGGTATTATTTCATCGGTTTTGTTTTTAAACACTTTAATATTCTTATCTATAGAATATAATATAAAGAATCTTAAAACATCTATCTCTCTATCGATTTCTTTAATTTGCTTTTGTATTTCAATGCTTGAAAATCCGTTTAAAACTTCTTCGAATGGAATAACTGTAGTTCTGTAATTAAACATCATGTATTGGCTAGGTGTTTCAGCTGGCAACCTAATGATTTCTATTAGCCTTATAGGTGCAAAGTTTGATTCTATCAATTTTATATTAGCCATTGCCGTTCTAAAATTTAATATCCCATATGCTTTAAGCTCATCATACGCAGTCTCAAGCCTAGATTCGATAGTGATATTTTGACTTTTCAGAAGATTTATTCTAGCTTTTATAATCCTTTTAATATAATCACTTTTCTTTCCTTCTTTGTCCTTATCTCTCATTAAGAAGTAGGTCAAAAGTAGCTCGGTATCAATTTGCTTTTCTCTGTTTAATCTTTGAACTGTCCATGTGTAGTCTGATCCTTCTCTTTTTATGTTGTAATTTGCAGGTGCATATTTCGTTGAAACACACTGTATTTCGGCTTCGTAAGCAGTTAAGAAAAATCCGAGATGATCACTTACTTTTTTATTGGTCGATAACCATTTCATTGCTTTCATTAAATCAGACCACAATATATTGTTTGTCTTAAACTCAAAATCATTAATTAGCCCCTCTCTTAATAGCTCTTCCTTAATTTCATCATTAAATGGTATATTCATAACCCATTCTAACACCGATGATAGAACTCTTAATGTTCTAGATTCATCAGTATCTTTTATCTTCTTAATTGCTGCTTTTATTATAGAGTATCTCTTTTGGACATCAACTAAGCTTAAAATCTTACTAATATTTATAGATTTTTGCAGATTCAAAAAAACACCTATCCTCAGAGATCTTGATTCTTTTATTTCTTCTTTATTTGCGCCATTTAAAAGCATCTCTTCTTCAAGTACGGTCATGTCTTTTAGTTTTTCGAGTTCAGTCGCAAATTTTATTAATATTTCATCAAACTCTTCTACTTTAACTTTGCTGTTGTACGTTATGGCTTCTAATATTTTAGAATTAGTGTTGTAAATAAATTCCATTATAAGCGGGTTTATTCTAGACATTGGTATATTTCCTTGAGGTCTTTT